CTGTTGTTCACTCCAACTTCCCATTCAAATTAAGATTTATTGCAAATATACGAAAATCAAACAATAAACAATAACATAAACCATTTATTTAACACACTTCACCCTTCGGCAAATTGGCCAGCACCTCGTCTATGAAAATTGATCGGTAGTACGGGCATTCCAGCACTCCCTTTTGCTTCGCTTCCCGATACACTCTGGAAAAGAGCTTTGCTTTCTCCTGAATTGTAGCTGGGATCTCTTCGATAGGTGTAGTCAAGAACCGACATCCCCACCCTTTGCATGAAGGTGAAAGCTGGCAGTGGCCTTGATTTTTCCACTGATACGAACAATCACATATCAACGGATTCATAATATTATTCTTCTTTTCAAGTTTCAATAAAGCAAGAAATATCAAGTTTGTTACCAGTCTTCATCTTCTTGGGTACTTTTAGCCATTCTGTCAGTAATCAAAGCGAAAATTTTATCTTTTTCATCAATAACCATCCGTCTTTGCTTTCCGCCTCCCATTTTCTTAACCTTACCATTTTTCAATGCAACATCGTCTATAATGGTTTCATTGCAATCTTGAAATATAGGAGAATCGTCACCATACCCAAGTGTCAAAGTAATATTATAAAGATCTATTTTATATCTTCCGTCTTTACAAGCTATCTTTAGGGTAAATTCCATCAAATCAGTTGTTAATGCATTTTGAATTTTCGTATTTCCCTTGCAAATCATAATTCCAGATTCCTTATCATCCGACTGAATAACATCTTTTGCTGACCTAAACACATCAGCGATAATTATTTTTGCAGAAGAATACAACTGAGACTTTGTTTTTCCCTCCACTTGATTAATCATTGTAAAAGTTACCACTCCATCTTTTACAGGTACAGCTCCTGGACCATATTTGTCTTGAGAGAATGCCGTCAAAGACAAGAGTAAAACAAATGTTAACACAGCTAATTTCATAAATAATTTCTTCATAATCATCCTATTTTATTTGATTTTTGCAAATTACATTTTTGACATAATAATTGAAGATTCTCCACTGTAGTCGCACCACCTTTGGAAAAGGGAATAATATGGTCAAGCTGCAGGTTTTCAGTAGAACCGCAATAAACACATTTTCCTCCATCCCTTCTCCAAACTACATCAACGACTTCTTTAGGTATAGGAGGTCGCTTATTTGCTTCCGGAAAGATTTCTCCCTCATCCATTAACTCTTGCAGTGCAGCCTTTTCTAAGTCTTGCTTTCGTTTCTTTGCAAGAAGCTTCTCTTTTATTTTATTTATTGCTCTCCTGTTTTCCAACTCATCAATCCATTTTTTATACTCCATAATACTAGATTCAGACGTATCAATATACAATAAATCAGATTCAGTATCAGAAAATAGCACTCCATGCATCTCCCATTCTTTAGCCATATAAGTCAAGACGCCTGAATATTCAGACTTTAGTGAAAAAGATTTTTGACCAATCGGCTTTAAAATGATGAAGTCTCCTGAGCTAATCAAGCATGTCTTATATCCTTCATATAAGATAGCGCGTATAAGAACATCTACATATATACATGTGCATTCTTCATCCGGAACAAAATGAAGATATTTCTTTCCGTTCAGATTTTTCCAGTTGAGCATATTTTTCTTATTTTGCCGACATACACATAAGTACTCGATATACGCCGTACACCTCTGACAAAGGAACGTCAAAGTCCGAGAATTTCGGGTCCGGGTTAACCGAATGGCATTTCACATAACCTTCCTTACCCTTGCATTCATGGAGTTCCTTTACTATAACCCCATTTGCAGTGTCCAAAACGTATGTTTTACCCCAGTCTATAAAAATATTGGGGTTTATCTTCTTTATCAAAATACGGGAACCTGAGGGGTATTCAGGTGCCATACTATCTCCATATACTGTAATGGCAAAGTCTACATCTTCAATGGGTGAAATTATAGCCTCACAATTTTGGAGCATTGCGCCTGGAGCCGCAAACCCCGTAAGCGTTCCTCCCATAGCTGACATGGGAAGAAGATATGTGGTGTAGCCTCCCATATCCCCTTTGTTTCGACTATCATTTATCGTACTTTCCAAAAAAGAAGATACAACAAATTTAGCCACGGACTCAGAACCGTATGCTTCTTCCAGCCTTTTTTTCTGTATCGGTTCTAAGTCTCTCATAGTCTTTTCCATTCCAGAGATATTTGACTGCTGACATTTTAGAATCTCTGCCAATTGCTTTTGAGTAAGATTAAAAGCCTGTCTAAATCCTTTCAAATCGTACATATCACTAATATATTAAGCCTATAATGATAATTAAAGTTAATATCAGTGATATTTATAGGCTAATATCATTGATATATCAGCGATGTTAGTATCTTTGCAACATCAAACAATAAACAACAGCACAAAGGAACGAAAAATAGTTCGGAAGTGCAAAAATATTGACTAACTAAAAAGAGGTAAGACAATGAAAAGATTCGATTTACGACAGATTATGAGAGATGCCCACAGAACTTACAAGTATGTAGGCAAGAAACAAGGCAAGACCTTCGGTGAAGTTCTGAAATCAACATGGAAACTGGCAAAACTGAATGTTACAATGCAGGAAGAGCTGGCAAGACAACAGGAAGAAAGAAATAACAAGGTGTTCACTCCGGTCAAAGCAGAAAAAGTCACTTTCAAAGCCGAATGGTCAGACTGCTACAACTCCAACAGCCGTGGATATTTAGGCTCCCAGTACTGCGGAGATTAATAAGGACATTAATCAGGATTATCCTGTCCGGTCTCGATACCGGAAACAATCCGTAAAAGGTATGGCAGGAACTACATGGAGTGATTGCCCTTAGCAATCCGTTCCAGAAAGCGATACTGGCGCTTACCCTCAATCCCAGCATAGAGGACGCGAGAACTAACGGTCGAAGCAAGCAGCCTGTAACAAGGTCGATGCAAGCAGCCGGGCGAAGTAAGGGCAATCATGCCCCGAACGGTTATGCAGTGAAGAACAGTAGCTGACAACTCCGGTGGGAAGACCAGAGAGAGGTTATCGGGGCACAAACTAATAATATCTACTTATGACAATGAAAGCAATAATTGAAAAAATAGTAAAAATACGTCCTACACCCTATGGATTTATAGGAAAAGATGATACCGGGATAATCAACAAAACCGTTGTCATAAAGTTGTTCACTATCCCGATATACAAGAAAGAAATTTTAGTTCAGAAGAATATTTGACAGCTCCTGAAAGCTAAATTCCGTATGGATTTTAGCTCCATTTTGAAATAAAATCAATGTACCTTCATCGGTAGGCTTTACAAGCTGAACTGCACTTGCATTGATGATGCACTTTTCACCATCCACGGTGATTTCAACAAACTTGTTCATAATACTTAATTTTTTGTTTGACACCACAAAGTTAAGTAAATCCCCCAATAAAAGCGTGATGCCGCCAATCGGATTGGTTTGGGGGAACAAAACTAATACACAATCAAATGAAAGCAATATCAATATTATGCGCAGTATCATACGCGATACTCCTTATTACCATGTGCGATATGGGCGTATGGTTCTGGATAGCATCCACCGCCTTCGCGGTAACATCATTAGTGATAAGCAACGAACTTGACAATATTGAAAATCAAAAAAAATAAAGCTATGACAACAGTAGAAGAATTACAAAGCATGACACACGAAGACCTTGTAAGACGTGTGCAAGAACTGGAACAAGACCTTAAAGAAGTCAAGGAACAGAGCGACATGTGGCTCGATTCGTTCACCCGCCTACAGGCACGACACGAAAGCAGCATTAATGCTCTAGACAACATCGTTAAACTCGCTAAATTGAAGTAATATGGTAAAAGTAACAGAAAATTGGGCGGCCACATTGAGAGCGATGAAGGTAGGTGATATCGTTGTGTTCCCTGTGCGTGCGATATCTTCCGTCAACACAACCATTTCCAGACTAAGATTGGAGATGTGTGTAGAAAATGCCGATTGGAAACGAACAGGAGAGGTTGACCGCAAGCGCGGAGAGTTCAAAATCCAGCGTGTGTCATGATTACGCTATCAGAGCGCGAGCATCTTGTCGCCGAACAATATTGCAAGGGTTTAGCCGACAAGGAAGTAGCCGACAGTCTGCAACGCTCGGAATGGACCATCAAAGCACAGAAGCGGGATATATACAAAAAGCTGGGTATTTCCAAAGATACCGAGCTTGTATTATACATGTTCTGTGAGCGCATGAAGATCAACTTCGATATAAAAGAGATACGTAAACACGGGCTTGAGCTATTCTTCTCCATCCTGTTCCTTGTCATTGCCGCATTGGATTTTCATCCCGACATGAGACAATGCAGCAGAGCAAAGACAAGAACCACCCAAGTATCAAGAACAAGACGAACAAAAACAGATTCAGATTATGAACTATACAGTTAACAACCAACTACGGACATCAATCTTATTTGATGGAACGGCAGAAGCACGGCTAGCAGACATCCTAGCCATCATGGACACTCATACATTCGGTAAAAGAGAAGCGGCCAAAATAGTTGGAGGCATAGGAAGGCTTATCAGACTGATCGAAGAAAACAAAATACGTTCCGACAAGCCTACATGCGCACAAAACGGGAAATGGTTCTGCAATGCCAGTGATGTCCTGCGTTATGCACAGGTCAAAATGCCAAGGAAGCCTAGAAAATTAAAAAAGAAAGTGGCATAAGCCACACGGGTAATTAGCTTAATGGAAAAGCGGTATTCACTTTTTTCTTTACGTTCAGACGGTTTGTGATTGTTTTCAGGAGGAATACAGATACAGGTTCGAATCCTGTATTACCCACACCCAAAGAGAGGGAGCCGTACACCCTTTAAACGTAGCCATGTTAGAGACTTCAAGGCAGTGAAGCAGAGAGAATTTGTTAGATAATAATTTAACCCAAAGCCGCTGGAAAGGACAGCGTGAGGTGAGAGCCCTCTTTATATGTTATATTCTATATCCTTATTTATCCCGGTGTGTCCTGGCCGACTATCCGGGAACTATTTTTTTTAACTCATTTATTAACCACTAAAAATTATTGATTATGGGACTTATCAAAAAACCTAACGAACTGACAGTTAAGAATGCCCTGTCGGCATTAATCTACGGACAACCTGGTATGGGAAAGACCACACTGGCGTTAAGCTCTCCCCAGCCACTACTCCTGGACTTTGACGGTGGCATTCACCGTGTGAATGCAGCCCACCGTGTAGACACCGTACAAATTTCCAAATGGGAAGAGGTGGATGAAGTTCTTACGAGCGGAGAAATTGCCGAATACAAGACCATCGTTATTGATACGGCAGGAAAAATGTTATCCTTCATGGATAAATATATAATGAAAAACAATCCCAAAATGAAGAAAGCGGATGGCACACTGTCCCTGCAAGGATATGGAGTACGAAAGAATATGTTCATCAACTTCGTAAACCAAGTCACACTAATGGGTAAATCAGTAATATTCGTAGCCCATGAACGCGAGGAAAAGAACGGAGAGGACAAACAGATACGCCCGGAAATCGGAGGTTCTTCTGCCGGTGACCTGATTAAAGAGCTTGATCTTGTAGGCTATATGGAAGCCATAGGTAAGGACAGAACCATCTCTTTTGATCCGTGCGAGAAATTCTACGGTAAGAATACCTGCAATCTTCCGGCACGCATAAAGATACCAGTTATCATTAATGCAGAAGGTACAATCACCGGACCGAACGACTTTATGACAAAGATTGTAAACACTTATCAGACCTATCAGGAAAAACAGGCAGAACTGTCCTCCGAATATGAAGGTCTTATGGAAGTTATCAAGGAACAGATAGCCATGGTAGCGGATGCGGACACGGCCAACGAAGTGAAACAATCACTGGAGAGCCTGCAGCATATCTTCGACAGCAAATTACAAGCAGGTATGCTACTGAATAAAAGATGCAAGGAATTAGGGTTGAAATTCGACAAAGTCAAAAAAATATATGAAGCAGCCTAGTTATAAAATCTATCCCTCATTACTTGACAAATTCGACAAGTATCTGAGAGCTGATGAAGAAGTGGAAAACTTCTGGAACATTGATAATGAAACCGGAGAGTATAAACGCTCTCCGGAAGAAATCGAAGAGAGCCTGAAGCAAGACCTTCTGGATGCTATCAACCGTGTACCGTTTGAGAGTGAAGCAGCCGACAAGGGAACAGCCTTCAATGCTATCATTGACTGCTATGTCCATTGCGAAAATCACGTGCCGACAGAGCGTTCCCCCTACTCCATCATTGGCGATAAGGAAACCAATACCATACAAGTAGCTTTTCCAGCAACGGATATCGCACCTGCACGGCATTTCCTTTTCGACAGACAATGGTGTATAGAACAGGCAGAGTATTTCAAAGGCTCATTAAGTCAGGTCTATGTATCCGCCATTCTTCCTACCCAGTACGGAAATGTGGAGTTATACGGATTTATTGACGAACTCCGAAAGGATGTTGTTTATGACATAAAATCCACATCTAAATACGAGTTCGGCAAATACGCCCACGGGTGGCAGCGCCATGTCTACCCTTATTGCCTAATTGCTTCCGGTCAGATGGAAAGCATAAAGGCATTTGAGTTTACGGCTTATGCGCTGAAAGGCGGTACCAGCCGCACACCGCTTATCAGTGGTACGCAATATCCGGAATATTATACTTACAATCACGAACAGACAGTGAAACTGCTCACGGCACACGTAGAACATTTCATAGAGTTTTTGGAAGCTAATAGAGAATCTATCACGGACAAGAAGATTTTCGGACTGGAATAATGGCACAAGAAGCTATCCTTATAAAAGAAAAAGGTGTGGTAACACTGAACAAGTCCTTTGATTTCATGTGCTCGCAGCTCCGTAACGGTCGTTACAGGTTAATTATCGAACGTTACACAGAGCCGCGCACATTAAGTCAAAACGCCCTGATGTGGCTTTGGTTTACCTGTATCGAACAGGAAACAGGAACGGACAAACAGGACGTACACGATTATTACTGCAACCTATATCTACGAAGGACAACCATTATCAAAGGAAAAGAAACGGTCATAGCCGGAAGCACATCGAAACTGAATACACTGCAAATGACGGACTTTTTGAATAAGGTCAAAGCAGATGCAGCCACGGAACTGGGAATAACACTTCCCCTTCCGGAAGACCGTTATTATAACGAATTTGTCAACGAATATAAATATAGAAGATAATGAAGATCATAAAAGCTAAAATCACCAAGGACAGTACCTTGGTGGCCACCTACAAGGATGAGAATGGTACAACCACCGTAGAAGGCAAGAACCTGGTAACATCAGACCTTATCAATGCGTTCAGCAAGCTGAATCCCCACGCCGCTTTGCTTACAGAACAGAAAGAAGTGGACGGTATAGAATCAGTAGATGAAGTGCCTGATATCATAGGACAGGTGCTTGATGTTACAGGGTATTCCATTGGCGGAGATGGAGATAATGAAGGGGTTACTCTGATAGCCAAACGTTTTCTCAAAACAGGAAAAGTTCTGAACCTATGCGCTCCGTTCACCATGTTCAATAATGAGAATGAATCGTATATCAATGCCTTCGAGCTGGAGCAGGAAATCCAATCCTGTGAGTTCGAAGTCAAAGAGTATCTGTTCAACAAAAAATGGCGAATTGTACAACAGGAACTTCCGTTTGAGGAAGACACGGCGAACGCAGACGTACAACCGGACGCCATTCCAGAAGCCGGTACAGACTTCAATCAAGAGGTTGCGGAATTCCAGCAGGCTATGAATGATGCAGGGGTTGACATAATAATGAACGGAAAGAAAATTAAATCACGTAAACCACGTAAAGTCAAACAACTTGCATCATGATACCGCCGTCCCCATTTTGCGTAACTACTACCCCCAACTGCTTCAAACTAGCCTTCCCATATCATCCAAGATTAGTGGAGCTAGTCAAACGGATTCCAAGTGTAAAACAGAATATCCGGGCAGCCTATATCGCTGACGAAAAAGCTTGGAAGGTATCTCTACAAGATAAGGAATACGTGAGGATGATGGCAGATTGGGCGGTACAGACAAAGATATGCAGCCGGGTACAGCACAAAGTGACAACAAGAGAGTATAATGACTATACTATTCCCGACCTTCCAAAACTTACGGTTCCACACGGATTGCTGTTGGAACCGTACGAATATCAGAAAGAAGGCATCGCTTATGCGCTACAGCACAAGCGGTGCATATTCGGGGACCAACCGGGACTGGGAAAGACATTACAGGCAATAGGCACGGTTACGATAGCAAAAGCGTATCCGTGCCTTGTCATTTGTCCGGCCGCATTGAAAATAAACTGGCAACGTGAATTTAAGAAATTTGCCGGAAAAAATGCCATGATTCTGGATGATCGCAATAAAGCCAGCTGGCACCGTTTCTTTGAGACTAAATGCTGCAACATATTCATAACAAATTATGAATCACTGAAAAAGTTTTTTGTACTTAAAGTAAAGGAGGATGCACGGTTTACCATGAAATCCATTGAGTTTGACCCGCGAATATCGTTATTCAAATCCGTAGTCATTGACGAATCACACAAGTGCAAATCCACCAAGACCCAGCAATCCAAGTTCGTAGAAGGAATATGTAAAGGCAAAGAATATATCTTGGAACTGACGGGAACCCCAGTAGTGAACAACAATACAGACCTTATACAACAACTCAAGATAATGGGACGATTAGAGGATTTCGGAGGATACAAGTATTTCGTAGAGAGGTTCTGCGATGGACCTAAACAGTCAAGCAATGTGAAAGAACTGAACTGGAGGTTATCATCGACCTGCTTCTTCCGGCGCGAAAAGGCCAAGGTACTCACTCAGTTGCCGGACAAGTCACGCCAATATATAGAGGTGGACATATCCAATCGCAAAGAATACGACAAAGCGGAAGCCGACCTGATACAGTATCTCCGAACTTACAAGAATGCGGACGATGAAAAGGTGGCCAAGGCATTAAGAGGCGAGGTAATGGTGAAAATGGGAATATTGAAAGCCATATCAGCCAGGGGAAAAATCAAAGTCTTTTCCGAATTCATCCATGACGTGATTGACGGAGGTGAGAAACTGATAGTCTTTGCTTACCTGAAAGAGGTAGTACAGGAATTAAAGAAGATATTCCCTGAAGCTGTCACCGTTACAGGCGAAGACAATGCTACTCAAAAACAGACAGCGGTAGACCGCTTCCAAAACGACCCTTCTTGCAAGCTGATCATCCTTAACTACAAATCAGGAGGTACAGGTCTTACATTGACAGCTTCCAGCCGTGTGGCGTTTATCGAGTTCCCATGGACTTTCTCCGATTGTGAGCAGGCAGAAGACCGAGCACATCGGAACGGACAGAAGAACAACGTAAACTGTTACTACTATCTTGGAAAGGATACTATCGACAAATATATGTATGATGTCATTCAGACCAAAAAAGGAATAGCCAACGGAGTGACAGGGACGGATGATGTGGTTAAGGAGAATGTGGTAGATATGGCAATGAACCTATTCAACGGAAGAATATGAGGAAACAGACAACACCATTATCAGAAAGCCAAATACAACATGATTGTTTGGTATGGTTCCGGTTACAATATCCCAAACTGGCTCGTATGCTTTTTGCAGTGCCCAACGGTGGCAAACGTGATGCCAAGACAGGAGCACGGATGAAGTATGAAGGAGCAGTGAGAGGTGTAGCAGACTTGATTTTGCTCATACCCAAAAAGGGATGGGCTTCCCTCTGTATAGAGATGAAGACACCGAAGGGTACACAGAGCGAGCACCAACGAACGTGGCAGACAGAAGCAGAGAGATACCAAAACAAGTATGTTATCTGCCATTCACTACAGGAGTTCATAAACGAAGTAAATTCTTACCTACAATGACTTATATAGATTACGTAAACCAATTTTGGAAGACACATCAGAGTGTAGCATTTTCCTCGAACGAAGTTTATTTGTACTTCTTCCTTTTGAACGAGTGCAATAGTCGGGGTTGGGAGAATCCGTTTGAGTGTCCCAACAGACGAATCGTCCTCGCAACCGGTATATCAGAACCAACCGTAATTGAAGTCAGGAACAGATTACAGCAAAAAGGTTTACTACAGTTTGAGTCAGGTAAGAAAAATGCGAAATCGCCCGTTTATTACTTAAATGATTTAAGTAAACCCTTAAGTAAACTCTTAAGTAATGACTTAAGTAAACCTTTAAGTAAAAAGGCTAACATTAATATAAGACTTAAGAGTAAAGATAATAATAACTCTAGCGAGTTATTTAAGCCCGAGCAGGAAAAACCTAAAAAGAAGCCTTCAAAACCAAAAACCGAATTTATAGCCCCTACCCTGGAACAGGTGAAAGATTACTTCCGTGACAAGCTCCCGGACTGGGAGCAGCAGGCGGAGATATTCTTCTACCACTTCGATGCGCTAAGCTGGAAAAACACCAACGGGGCTAAAATTGAACGATGGGACAGCCGGGCTAACCTTTGGATAATCGAAAAAAGACTTCAAAATGGAAACAAGCCTACAAAAACAGATCACTGTGATAATGTCCCCAGGACAGATACCTCAATCCAGGAAAAAGCCGGAGACACTGACACCGCTCCAGCAGACCTTGAGAAATGGATCAACAGCCTCCCAATTGGTTGACAACTGGTCCGGCACGCAAGCCCAGCTGAATTGTAACCTGACATTAGCACAAGCAATCAGGATTGAGGGTATTCCCACCCTTGCGGACATCAATGTTGTCTTCGGCAACGCCACATCAGTCAGGATTATCACAGAGCACCTGCAATCAATCCTCCGATACGCAGGCATTGATATCGCACCTCAACAACTTGCCGAAACGGCGCTAAGCATATTGGCCAGCTATTATTTTCTCAATCTGGCCGAGCTTTGCATATTCTTCACACAGCTTAAAAACGGAAGCCGTGGACAGTTCGTCTGGGGAAACAGGATAAACAACCAGTCCATTATGGTAGCCCTATCGGACTTTTGCAGGGATAGAAGAGACGAGCACGTCAAACTGTCCAATGAAACCGCCATGAAACAATCCCAAAAAGGTTTCACCCGGATAGAAGATGCAGCGTGCGCCATGATTGAGGGAGTAAAAAACATTCAGGAGCTCAAAAAAAAGGCTAAAAACGATTTCAGCGCCTTCACAGAACTTTTTCCTAACGTTCCCAACAACCATACTGCCTACACCTATTGGAAGGCATACGGGGGAAATGAGGATGCAATACGGGCTATATACGGAGATAATGCACCACCTCCCAATATAGCAAGCGACGATATAGGAAAATTCTTATGCGAGTATAACATCAGAATCAATCACAAATAAATATTATCAACCACTTCAAAATTAAGTAACCATGGCAAGTAATGAAAGTTTCAAACAGGCAATCAAAGCCTATTTGGACAAACGGGCGGAAGAAGATTCACTGTTCGCCCCCAAATATGCGAATGAGAAGAAAAGTATTGATGAATGCTGTAGTTATATCATGGGTGAAGCCAGGAAGCGTGGTAACGCCATAGCGATTTCAGACGAGGAGGTCTACGGGATGGCAGTGCACTACTATGATGAGGACGATATCAAAATAAACCGGCTGCCTGCCGGAGAGAAAGCGTCCGTATCATCCCCCGCCAAACCTGTGGAACTCACCGAGGAAGATAAGAAAGCGGCACGTGACAAAGCAATCGCACGGCTAGCGGAAGAACAATACCAGACACTCAGGAAGAAAAACGTCCGAAAGAAAGCGGATGATAATGTACAACAAATGAGCTTGTTCTAATCATGAAACCGAGAACGAAACTTGAGAAACGTGTAACCGGACTGAGCAGCAAACTGTCCGCCGTTACCGAAGTACAAAAAGAATGGGCGAAAGAACATATATTCACCCACGAAGCATATAGGTGCAAGGATGAGCTATGGTGTTCCGAGTGCGGCGGAACATGGATAGACACAAGCAATAGCGAGCTGGGGACTACCCTGCTCAGTGATACGACCGAATGCCCGTACTGCCACCACAAACTGGACGTAAAGATCAGCCGGAAACGAAAAGTCGAGGAAGAAAAGTACATGTCCATCTTACAGACCGCCGGAGAGTTCCAGATCATAAGGCATATACTATGCTGCAAGTACGTCAGAAAAAGGAATTTTGATTTGAACAGCAGACAGGATTATATTCACTATGCTTTCTTTGAAGTGGTTCAGGAATGGATCACCGTCGAGGGGAAACGCACCATCATGGCAAAACCGATGAATATGGGAAGCAGCGGATGGATATATTCGGAACCACTGAGCATAAAGGGTGAATACGGCAGTTACAGCTGGAATTATCGTGGAGACCTATATGCGATATGGGGATGGATATATCCAAGAAAGAAACTAATCCCGGAATTGAGAAAGCGGGGAATCGGGAAACGGTTCCCCGATGTCCCCCCCTCAAAACTTGTACGAGACCTTCTGAAAGGTGGCAATGATGCGGAATTATGTATCAAGACCGGACAGACGGATATGTTAAAGCACATGTACAAAACGGGCTATTACCAACTCCGATATAAACCGTCCTTCAACATCTGCAACCGCAACCGTTATATAATCAGAGATGCAAGCATGTGGAATGACTATATAAGCCTGCTGTCCTATTTCCACAAGGATCTGCATAACGCCAAATACGTATGTCCCAAAAATTTAAAAGCCGAGCACGACAGATTACTAAGAAAGAAAAATGAAATTGAGGCAAGGCAAAGAAGGGAAAGGGACAGAATAAAGGCTATCCAAAAAGAAAAGCAGCTCAAGGAGGATATAGCATCATTCTACAACCGGATGGAAAGATTCTTCGGCATGGAAATCAAAGGCGACAGTATAACCATCCGTCCGCTTGAAAGCGTAACCCAGTTCTACAAGGAGGGCAAAGTCATGCACCATTGTGTATACGCCAACAGGTATTACAGACGCAGTGAATGTCTGATCATGACAGCCATAGTCGGAGAAAAACATGTGGAAACCATCGAAGTGAATCTTAAATCGTTTCAGATAGTACAGTCAAGAGCCGTATGCAACGGAACATCAGAGTATCATGACCGCATTATCCGGCTGGTGGAGAAGAACATGAGTTTAATCAAAAAAAGAATAGCATAATGAAAGATTATATAGAATTTTTAAAAGACAAGATGGCAATCAGCCATCAGACAGGATTTGAAGTTAAGGCTGATGAACTTACCCCGTACTTATATCCCCATGTGAAAGATACGGTACGTTGGGCTGTTTGCGGCGGTTGCAGGGCGATATTCTCCAGCTTCGGTATGCAGAAGACCGTAACCCAGTTGGAGATACTACGGATAATCCTGAACCGCACAGGAGGCAAAGGACTGATAGTATGCCCCAAGCGTGTAGTAGTGGAGTTCCTGACACAGGCCGAAAAGCATCTGGGCATGAAAGTAACCTATGTACGTACTATGCAGGAGGTGAAGCAATGTCCGACCGATATCATGGTGACGAACTATGAGCGTGTCCGTGACGGCGAGGACGGAGTAAGAATAGAACCTTCCTACTTTACCGTTACCTCATTGGATGAAGCGAGCGTGTTACGTGGATTCGGGACCAAGACCTATCAGGAGTTTCTTCCTCTGTTTGCAGAAGTTCCGTACAGGTTTGTTGCCACTGCCACGCCATCACCCAACAGATACAAGGAGCTGATACACTATGCCGGCTACCTTGGAGTGATGGATACCGGGCAGGCACTTACAAGGTTCTTCCAGCGTGACAGCACGAAAGCGAACAATCTTACCCTCTATCCCCACAAGGAGAAGGAATTCTGGTTATGGGTAAGTACATGGGCGTTGTTCCTCACTAAACCATCTGATCTCGGTTATCCCGATACAGGATATGAGTTACCAGAGTTGCGGGTACATGAAGAAGTCGTGAGTGTGGATAATTCCACTGCCGGAGCCGACCGTGACGGGCAGGTGAAAATGTTCCGTGAGGCTGCTCTCGGCCTTGCCGATGCAGCCAAGGAACGTCGGGACAACATGCAAGAAAAGATTGCCCGTGTGGTAGAGATTATCAATCGTCCGGAAAACAAAGACGACCATTTCCTTTTATGGCATGACTTGGAGGCTGAACGTGAGGCACTCTGCAAGGCAATTCCCGAATGTAAGGCTGTGTATGGCTCGCAAGATGATGAGGAAGCCGACAGAGTGATAGCGGATTTCAAAGACGGCCGTCTGAAATATCTGGCCGCCAAACCTGAAATGCTTGGTGAGGGTTTGAACTTCCAGTACCACTGCCACAAGGCAATCATGTTCATCGACTACCGTTTTAATGACAAGTTTCAGGCAATAGCCCGTATCTACCGGTTTATGCAGCAGCATCCCGTAGACCTTTACTTGGTGTATGCCGAAAGCGAAGGTGAAATATTCAAATCATTCATGCAGAAGTGGGCGCAGCACCGCCAGATGGTAGCCAAGATGACCGATATAGTCCGCAAGAACGGTTTGTTCGGTTTGCAGGCAGAGGAAAAGATGATGCGCTGGATGTTCGCCAGTCGGGAAGAGAAGTCCGGCAAACTGTGGAAAGCTATCAATAATGACAATGTACTTGAATGTCAGAAGATGGAAGATAATTCGGTAGACCTGATTGTAACCAGTATCCCGTTCTCCAACCACTACGAATATACGCCTACCTATAATGATTTCGGGCATAATGAAGACAACGGCAAGTTCTTTGAGCAGATGGACTATCTCACCCCGGAGCTTATGCGTATTTTAAAGCCCGGCCGGTTGGCCTGCATCCATGTAAAGGACCGTGTACTGTTCGGCAACGCTACGGGTGACGGTATGCCCACCATCGACCCGTTCAGCGAAATGACAGTGTTCCATTATCTGAAGCACGGGTTCCGCTACATGGGGCGTATTACAGTGGATACGGATGTGGTGAGGGAGAACAACCAGACTTATCGGCTTGGATATACAGAGATGTGCAAGGACGGTTCAAAGATGGGTATCGGTTGCCCGGAATATGTTCTTCTCTTCCGAAAGTTGCCTTCTGATACCTCACGAGCCTATGCTGATTTGCCGGTGACAAAGAATAAGAGCGAATACTCGCTTGCCCGTTGGCAGATAGATGCCCATGCAAGTTGGAAATCATCAGGTAACTCTCTATTGAGCTATGAGGATATGAAAGGAGCCGGAATAGACAAGATACGCCATCTGTTCAGGAACTACGAACGTGAGCATATATATAACTACGAGGAACATGTATCATTCGCTGAGGAATTGGAAACATACGGAAAGCTGCCTAAAACATTTATGGCCGTTGACCCTGTAAGCAAGAAAGATTGGATATGGGATGATGTCACCCGTATGCGCACGCTCAATACCAAGCAGTCACAGAAGAAACGGCAGAACCACATCTGCCCTTTACAGCTCGATATCGTTGAAAGACTGATTGAACGGTATTCAAACAAGAGTGAGTTGGTGTTTGACCCCTTCGGAGGTATCGGCACAGTACCTTATTGTGCCATCAGACTGAAACGTAAGGGATTATCTACAGAACTGAATTATGACTATTGGAAAGACAGTCTTTCATATCTGTATGAGGCGGAGATGGAAGTTAGCGCACCCACATTGTTTGATTTGATGGACAGTGCCGTATGAACATCTATCACACAGAACCCAGATTCGACTGCGAAAAATTCGCTCCATGCGGGCGCATCTCCCTGCACAAATGCCGGAAATACAAAGGCAGACTGGATGAATGCAGGGGATGTACGCTTGTACACCGTAAAGCCAAGACGGTTGCCGATACGGAAGCCGGAAGAAAGGTTTGTCCGCATTGCGGACGTTCCCTTCCGCTCCACCGGTTCTATAACAGGACTGTCAGATATGGGGATAAGGAATACCGATGTCTCACCTCCTGGTGCAAGATGTGTATGAGTGAAGTCGCAGCGGAAAGAAATCGTAATAATTAATTTAAAAATCCAATGAAAAACGTAACGAAAATAGCCAAGAAGTCAGCCGGACTTAGCCAAAAATGTTCGATTTGTCCACTTATGCGAAGATGTACTTTAGAAATCCATAGAGCTTGTTTTGACAGCTTTGTGGAGGGATTCAAGAAAGGGGCCAGAGCTGCTGAAAAAGAAATAAACAAGAAATTCAAATCGGAACAGATATGAAACAGACAGTAGAAGAAGCGGCAAGGGGATATTCCAATGATTGCAGAAACAGGCAGCGTCATTGTGAACCGTACTGCATTGTTGACTTTATTTCTGGTGCCGAATGGCAGTCAAAGCAATCACCTTGGATAAGCGTTGAAGATAAACTGCCTTCTTTAAACCAAAAAGTAATAGTTTATAACGGGAAACAAATATATATATATCATAGGACAGAAAAAGACTACGCAAAAGATGCTAATTCCTTCTTGTATGGATTGCAGACCTATAATGTTGTAGCATGGATGCCCATCCCGTCTTTCGATGAGATACTATACGCCAACAGGGATATGCTGGAACGAATTAAAGAGAAAGGAGATTGAATATGGAAATAAAGAACGTAGGACAACTTAGAAAAATCATAGAGAACCTTCCCGATGATTTTGAAATAGAGATGCGTATCAGACGCAAATTGACGGATGAAGAATTGAAAAATTGCAGATACCCTTATCCTTACGATACAGAGTATTTAACTTTGGAATTTGACGATATAGGCGTTTCTGACAAAGTATTATGCTTGGGTGTAACTTCTAATGAATGAACGGTATGGAAGTAAATAACGGAATAATAATTGATGGAGTGCTGCATGAATCATCAGAAGGATTTTGTAATGAGTGTTCCTTATCCCGGGAATGCTGTAATATTTTAGATGATAACTATTGTGCCATACTAGATTTGGGAATAGGTCAGTGTTTTATCAGTCGTGGTAGAGTAATAGAGATTAAAACAGAGGAGGAAAAGAAATGAAACAGGTATTGTCATTCAAGCAAATGAAGCATTTACAAGGACTTGGATTATACCATATCTACACCTTGCAGGATATTCTCGACAAGTTACCTTGTTTTATTGGCAAAGAAGTGCTGACCATGCAAAAACTTGCAGATAGCTATACGTGCTTGTATGTGGAACTTTATACTAGGTCTATAATAAATATTACAGAGAGTAAAGAACTCATTGATGCAGCCTACGATATGTTGTGCTGGTGCATCGAAAACGGATATGTTAAAGTTGGGAAGAAGGAATAATTATGGGATTTACAACACAGTGTTTTATACACAAGAATACTGCTAATATTAGAAATAGATTAAAAGAACTTGGCTATTATTGTAATCCATATTTAGGTTGGCATAATCTATTTACTTGTGTATTTGGAGTTAATTCGGTTTATTCATTGAACGATTATGATACAAATGGTCTTAAAGAAATAGATGGTCTTATTGATTGCGGAACGAATGAGGAACTATTCATATCTATAGCTTCGTTAAGGGATGATAGTAACTATATGCAGTGGTTTATAACAGATTCCATTCTTAGCGTTTCTTATGACGATTCTATTGGTAACGATCATTATTTCACAGAGCCCAAAGGCATTATGTTCTTTTGGGATGAAAATTGGGATAATGCAACCATTATTTCAGGACGTTATCACAAGGCTATCGTAGACGAACTGATTGAACATTTTAAAACAAAGGAGGAACAACTATGACCGAAGAACTTGTAACATTGGAAACAGCGAAGCTGCTGAAAGAGAAAGGATTTAATGAGTATTGTAAAGATATTATTAAAGAAGACAATAATCGGATAATGCAATCTGTGTTCCGAACGAATAAGAATTTGCCAAAATTGTGTTATAGTCGTCCCGCTCAGTCCATTGCGCAAAAGTGGCTACGTAAAACTAAGAACCTGCATATCGAAATATCCTACATGTATGGAAATTATTGGATATATGATATACTAACAATTCCGAATCACGACTTAGTAGGATTGTCTGACAGACCTATTGTCCGTTATAATACCTACGAGGAAGCACTAGAAGCTGGGATACAGGAAGCATTAAAACTTATATGATTATGGATAATATTAATTTGAACGAACTACGGGATCGTGCTTATAAGACAGCTTGTGAGCATGGTTTTCATGATAAAAGACTGAGTGAAGAACACTGCCTTTGCCTTATCATTCTCGAACTTATGGAAGCTGTGGAAGCGGACCGAAAAGGGAAACGTGCCGACAGGGAATCTTTCAAGTCTTCTTATGAAGATGAAGAACCGCACAATGATGCCAATTTCAAATATTGTTTTGAAAAATATATCAAAGACACACTTCCAGACGAACTAAGTAATGCGGTTATATGCCTGTTTGACCTTGCAGGACTTCGAGGAATAAGCCTTGAAACTGTTAGTGAAGATATTAACTCTGAATATATGGATGATATTGCCTGCATGTACAGCCAATTGAGTTTCACGGAAGCGATATATTCCATATTTACCAAACCAATTGTAGATTACCAGTATCTTTCTACGATTGTAAATGAGATGATATTTTCAATCTTTGCACTAGCCAAACATCTTGACATAGATTTGCTATGGCATATTGAGCATAAGATGAGATACAATGAACTAAGACCTAAGTTTAACGGAAAAAAATATTGATTATGAAAACAATATTATTTACAATTATATTTATTATCGCCCTATTATGGGTTGGAGATCTCACAATTACATTTAAGCCGTTTTCTATATCACTTCCCGGTTGGTATAAGCCTGTAGGTATTCTTCTATTTTTTCTGTCAATGGCGGTATATACTATAGGGGAATATACTAAAGGCTATAAACAGGGTTTCGATGATGGGATAAAGGAATGTGTTGAAATACTTAAAAAGAAAAATCCATGAGCAAACTATATAAAGTAACTATTTTCGGGGAATCATTCCTAATCGGGTGGTTCCCTTTTTCTTCACGCTGGTATAACAAGCTAAAGATAATCAAATGATAGTACGTCATTTTATAAAAGTTCCGGTCCAAGAGTAGCACTTAGTACTATTTCCGACAACCATGCAGATGTCGTGTTTCTGTATCAGAATTATGGGGATTTCAGCGGGGATATAGAGTATCTTTATACCGAAATCGTAAATCGGTTAAAGATCAAAGGGCTAATCAATTAGTTGTGACTTGCTTTCATTTTAGTAGATTTGTATGGTTGCAATAAAGCCGGAGTTTAGTGCTCCGGCTCTAATAATTTATATATTCGAGTTCTACATTTGTTTTCAAAAATAGCGCGGTCTTTTATATATGAAGAATACAAATTTGTAGTTTTTTCGCGAGCGTTAGTATATATTTCCTGTCTTTCTTGAAAAACTTTTTTCATTATATCTCTCTTGGCTGTTGTATTTTCGTATACCTCTTTTCTTCTTAACTCAATTTCTATATTTTTTATCATTATTTCCCCATAGGCTTTTTGTAGTATATATATTTGATTTACAGTGTATTTTATTAAATTTATAGCTTCTATTTTAAGTTCATCATCTTCTATGTAAAGATTAAAAAGAGCTTGAGCGCATTTCAGGGCATAATGAGCATTGTCCATATTCTCCATTTCTCGTTCTATAGCTTTATTATCGGTAATTTTCGTAGGAGTTTTAAATATAGAGCTTTCCAAATTATACAAACTTTTTACAAATTCTATGATTGCGTTTCTTTCTTCTGAAATGATTCCATATTGTACATTTGTGAATAATGTTAATTTAGCTTTCAATTTTTCTGTTTCAATAGTAAAGGTATTTTTTACAGATTCAATTTCTTTAGTGATTTCTCCTATATCTTCTTTAGTGGCAAGATTTTTTCCTTTTTCAGTTTCATAAGATTTCTGTTTGGCTATGTATCTCCAAAATAAAAATTGGGTTAATCCTATAGCGAAAGTACAAATACTAATAAGTGAATTTGTATCTATCCAATCCATACCTATTCTCCTTTCTCTATTCTAATTTTCTCTACAATTTGTTCCAGTTCTTCTATGGTACTGGCTTTATAGAAGTCTCCTTTGTGCTGGATAAGGGCAGTGAGTTCGTTATCTTCTCCTTTATAAGTGGAAGAGTTATTTGTTTCGTCTCGGAAGAAGTCAACTATATTGCAATCAATGGCATCGGCTATCTCTTTCAACTTTTTGTAGGTGGGATTTCCTTGTAAGGTAAGAGTAAGAGTTACTCTATTTACACCCATCTTTTTTGCTACATCCTGAATGGTGTAGCCCTTTTCTTTAATGATGCTTTTTATATCCATTTCAAATGTATATTATAATAAACGGAACAAATATAATATGATAAAATCAATAATGCAATAAAAGTAACTATTTATTGCATCAAGAAGATTGATTTATTAATAAATATGTAATTGTATACCCTTACAATTATATGTTTGCTAATGTTTATTAAATAGCTACGTTTTTATCTTTATTCTATTTGAAGTGTAGTTATAAAACCATACATTTGCATCATCAGAAGCAAAGTAATAACAATTAAAAGATATACGATAATGAAAGCAACAGATATTAAAATGTACATCAGTACATTGTCTATTATCAAAAAAGGTCAAGAAATTGAATGTGGCAACTTTTTAGGTGGTAGAAAGGTAAATGCCAGTCAAGAAGATGCCTTGAATAGCATGAAAAATGCTGTATATATGTATTTGTTTGCATCTATCATGAAGAAGGATAAAGGTTACAAAACAATGGCATTCACAATAACCGCTTGCAATTCTGCTGTTTATGATAACAGCATGAAGACAGAGGTTGTATGTAAGGTTGGTTATAAAGAAATGATACAGCTTATCAAAGATGGGTATAGAAGTCCACTATTTGATACTCGCAAGCTGAAATCATTGGTAGATATGAGACTTAAAGAGCTAAAGATAGCATAATAACCAGCAGGGCGAAAGCCCTGCGCAATATAGAAGAATATGAAAGAAAATATATTTTTAAAAGCAGTTATAGAAAAACCGTTATTGAATAATGAACCAGAAGTTTTACACCTTTTCGTTCAAATTATCAATGAAATAACTTCTTGTATGTCAGAAGACGAGTTAAGAGGCTGTATGAACTCTTTAATAGTAAGATACTCTTATTTTAAACTGTTTTTCGATTATGGTTTCGGACATAATCATATGTGGGTGAAAGCATCAGGTTCTTTAGAAAGATTGATATTGGTTGAGTTCTAATCCGGTAGCTTTCGAGCTGCCACAATATACACGGTTATGAAAGCAGATTTAGTTTTAGTTATCAGCCCTGAAGCCCCACTGATGAAGCAACTGGGTAAAGTATTGGGTAAGATGGTAACCCCTTATGACTTCTATACTATAGAGAGGGGTGAAAAGTACATCACCATACAGCATGATGAAACAGGGTTTGTAGTGGCTTATACGAGTGAAGAAAGATTGAACGTAAAAATGAATTAAGAATGAAGAATGTATTAGAATCTTTGAAAGAAAGTGTCAAGAGTGGCAAAATCACAATCAGAGAGGCAGCTATAAAGCTGCATAAAGCAGGGTGGACGAGTTTTGTAGACGTGGATAAAACGAAACAATTACTTGAATTATGAACTCAATAAATGTAAACGGTTGCAGCGTATGCCAGCCCGGCAAAGAGAATTACACTACCTACAACACCAGGTTGAGAGGTAAAAGAGTGAGAATGTACCAGTATGACTACCGTACTGAAAGCGGTGAGTTGTTTTCTTGCTGTGCGCCTACCTTAGAGGCGTGTAGAGAAAGACGGGACAAATGGTTGGACGCTAAAAATAAATCAGTATGTTGACAATAGAAATACCAAAATCAAATAGAAGAAAATCCGAGGAAGACGCACTTGCATCTTTCATCCTCTCGGAAATCAAAGAGAAAGGTGAATGTGTTTACTTTCATTATGGCGTAGGATGGGGAAATAACTGGCCTCATTGTTGGGCAAAAAATACTGGAAGTGACGCTAAAGACAGACACCAAATTTCGGAGTTGGCGCACGATAATGTCATAAGAGCATTTATAGACAAGGGCTATTCTGTCGAGTATAGAAGTGAAATAGCCGCCGGAAGATATGTGATTATCAGAGGATAGCTACAATGGAAATGAAAACGAAAACAAGTAAAGTCACGTTTCTACTCCGTTCCAAAAATCTGCAAAAAGCATTATCTATCTTTCCCACTTTTCATATTAACGTTCATCAAAGAAGAATGCAAGACTTTACAGGTTACCAGTAAAATACTTTCCTGTAATTCTTTATCTTACCAGCAATTCGGCATTGATATCAACAAAGGAATTATAACACACATAACAAAGTATTGACAAGCCGTGTCAGTACTTTGTTTTCCTCATTTTTCCCCTTAGCTCCCTTATTAAGTACCTTCGTTTCTGTAACGCAAAAAAAGCAATTATGGAAATTATTTACAGAAAACTAGAGGAACTGAAGAAACTGGAAAACAATCCAAGAACTATTTCGGATGAACAGCTAGACAAACTTAAAGAGTCAATCCGAAACAATCCGGATTATTTCGAAGCCCGACCGATCATCCTGTCAGACCGTACTGGCGAATTGATCATTATAGCCGGAAACCAAAGGTATGATGCCTGTATATCGCTAGGTATGCAACAAGTACCGACCGTTCTTATTCCCAACCTGACCGAGGAAAGGGAACGTGAGCTAATCATACGTGATAACGTTAACAACGGACAATGGGACATAACCAAGTTGTTTGACTGGGATTGTAACGAGTTGCTTAATTGGGGTATGGAAGGCATCAGCTTTCCTGATCCGACAGATTTTTCAGAAGATATAGAAGACAGTCATAATGTACTCAAGAACGCAAACTATGAAGCCGGAGCTCATATCAAATATTTAGTATTTGAGGGGTATAAGATTCCAGTCAGTGAAAGCGAACTGGAAGCACTGAAAGCACGGGCTTCTGAATATTTGGATGAGAACGGTGTAATGGTTGGTTTTGTTAATAATCTACTTAGCTTATGATGGAATACATAGACATATCAATATTGAACCCGGCAGAATATAACCCACGCCTGCTCACTAATGAAGCACAAGAAGATTTAAAAAAATCCATCAAGGAATTAGGCATTATCAAACCGATCATCATACGTCAATCGGATAAACGTATCATGGCAGGACACCAACGTACAAAGACAATGAAGCTGCTTGGGTATACCCATGTTCCAGCCTTTATTCTTGATGGTGTAAACTCCACCGATGAAGTAAGGTTCAACCAACTTCACAACTATGCGGAATGTGAGTTGTCGGAAATCCAACCAGAAATCAATGTAAGTCTTCCTAAAGGAACAGAAGGATTTTATACTGTATCCAACAAAGATATCTCCATTCTTTCCAAAGGAGGAAACAACTCACGTGTTGTTGACCTTACGAAAATGATTCTCCGTTACGGCCAGTTTGCAAATGCCGTATGTGACCATACCGGGAAAGTGATCATCTCAACAGTATATGCCAAAACGGTAAAACTATTAGGTATGGACCTACTTGTATATGTCCTTCCAGAAGGGAAAGAAGAAATCGCGCTCAAATACTTCTCTAAGGAATATGGAGTGTTCGAGTATTCCCATCTGGAACGAAAGACCTATATACAGTCTTTTGCCCAAAAGGCACGGCTACGGCAAAAGAACGGGGTTCCAAGCAAGCGTAGCCATTCAACGTTGTATGAAACGCAGGTTATACCATACATCACCAAGGATATGCGCATACTCGATTTCGGTGCCGGACAAAAGGATTACGCAACCATACTGAAGAAAAAAGGCTATCTCATTGACGCCATTGAATTCTTCCACCGCAAAGATGGAGCGGACATCATTGATGAAAAGGAAATCAGGCAAGACTGTGCTTCCATATGCAAGACCTTGTCGGACTACGGGCTGTACGATGTGGTTGTGTGCGATAGCGTGTTGAACTCTGTAAACTCAGAAGAGGATGAAAATAATGTCTTACTTTCGTTATCAGCATTATGCAAGCCCGGAGGAATGATATTCTGGTCTGGCATTCCGCTGCTGTTCGCCCAGAAATCATCTGAACGCAAGGAAACACACGACCATCGTTCTAAAGCCGTATTTCTTGACGCAAAGAACTTCACAGCCAACTTCCGTTTTGGTGAATGGTACTTCCAGCATTATCATTCCACAGCTGACATCGTCAGATTAAACACAGCTTACATCGGAAAGGATTTTAACATATTCGATAAAGGAATGAAGATAAGCCCAGAAAAAGAGTTAAGAGGTTCGTCATTTCAAGTAGCATCAACCAACGGAAGGAGCGCAAGTAAGAGTGATTATCTGAAAGCATTGCAATATGAATTCACACTTCCTCTTCCCAATAATCGCAAATGGGATCTGGACAAAGAAATTATACCAATCTTTAAAACACTATAAACAATGGCAGCACCTAAAGGAAATCAGTTTTGGATGTTACGCAGCAAGCATGGCAGGGATAAACTCTTCGCCACGCCTGAAGCGTTATGGGAGGCGGCGTGCGAATATTTCCAATGGTGTGATGAAAACCCATGGACAACAAGAAAGGCTATACAACGTACCATGCCTGTTAGACGCAAAAAAGGTAAAAGAACAGAAACTGTTAATGAACAGCAAACACAACAAGAAGTTTCACCTACACAGCGCCCCTACTCTCTCACCGGATTATGTATCTATCTAGGTACTTCATCACGTTGGTGGAGTAGCTTCAGAAGTGAATGCATGAAAAAAAATGATGAAGATTTTTTGCACGTCATCGCGCGGGTGGAAGAAACCATCGAGACTCAACAATTTGAAGGAGCCTGTGTTGGCGCTTTCAATGCAAACATTATAGCCCGAAAGCTAGGGTTGTCCGACAAACAGGAAGTGGATCATACAACACAAGGCAAACCCTTCAACGGATTTGACTTTCTTCCCTATACTCCCGAAGCTGACAAATTGAAGTGATATGGAGCAAAAGGTTAACTTAAAACAGCGATTGGCATACAATTTTCTTCGTGACAGCAAAACGAAATTTTTATTGTATGGTGGTGCCGGAGGTGGTGGTAAATCATGGCTAGGCTGTGAATGGCTGATGCAATGTGCCTACTATCTTCCCGGTACTCGCTGGTTTGTTGGCCGAAATAATTTGAAGGATAGCCGTGAGTCCGTTACCGTGACCTTCAATAAGGTAGCATCTTCTCACAGCTTCACGGCATACAAGACAACAAATGAAGGGATAGCCTTCGACAACGGAAGTGAAATCGTTTATATTGACTTGACGTATTATCCGGTGAAAGATCCGATGTATGAACGATTGGGGTCTAAGGAATATACAGGAGGATGGATAGAGGAAGCTGGTGAAGTGCACTACCTTGCCTTCGAAGTCTTGAAAACCCGTATCGGCCGCCACATGAACGATGTATACCATGTACCCGGAAAGATACTTATCACCTGTAACCCGAAGAAAAACTGGCTATACCGTGAATTCTACAAGCCCTGGAAAGAAGACAAATTACAAGCTCCTTATGCATTTATCCAAGCTTTGGTGCAGGATAATCCTTGGGCAACAGAAGACTACATCGAAAGTCTTCGAAACACAAAAGACCGGGTAACAAAGGAACGCCTATATTTCGGCAATTGGGAGTATGATAATGACCCGACTGCCCTGTGTAACTACGACGCTATCTGTGACTTGTTCACGAATGAGTTCATTGCTCCTGCAGGTGAATCTACCGGTTCTGCAGACCTTGCAATGAAGGGACGAGACAGATTTATCGCCGGTCATTGGAAAGGGAATGTGTGTTTTATCAAACTGGATCAGGAATACAGTACTGGAAAATCCATTGAAACAGACCTGAAGCGGATGATGATAGAATGCTCAATTCCTCGTAGTAAGATGATTGCGGACTCTGACGGATTGGGGAACTATCTTGAAAGCTATCTGAACGGTATCAAGGAGTTTCATGGAGGAGCACGACCTATTAATCCTGAATTTGACAATTTGAAATCAGAGTGTGCCTTCAAACTGGCTGAGATGATTAACAATCGATTGCTTCGTATCGTATGCACGGAAGCACAGCGAGAACGGATCATTGAAGAATTGTCAGTTCTCAAACAAGCACATATTGATGCAGACACACGGAAGAAAGGAATAATCAGCAAAGAAAAAATGAAAGAAATATTAGGTCATTCCACAGATTACCTTGATATGCTGATAATGGCAATGATATTCCGCATCAAACCAACACCCAAACGACCAAAAGCAAAAATAGGAAAGATATGACAGTAAAAGAATTTTTGACAATAAGCAGCATTGCCACCGAACCCGAGGTCATTAGAACCAAGTTGGATGAACTGAGAAAACCTTATCAACTAGGGCAGTATAAAACACCAGATACCCTAAACGACATAAATATGGGAGAACTGATGCAACTGCAATCCATCGAAACAGAACACGATATCTTGTTCGTTCCCTGTACTGTACTGATGGGGCTGAGTAAACGTTATATATCCCAACTTCCAGCTAGCGATGTACTGGGATTCGTACAATGGGTGGCCAAAGAAGTTGAACGAATAAATAAACTATTCGCGTCGACTAATGTACCACCCACACCCGAAGAGAAGCAAGCAGGATCCGAATTGCTAAATTTTGGACCTTTCGGCATGATTGATTACTATGCGCAGCGCATGGGTATCACTGATCATGCAGAAGTAGACAGCGTGCCATGGGTCAGAGTATATAAATGTCTTGACATGGACGCCAAAAGAGTAAGATTCGAACGTAGATTAAGAAACATATTAAGTAAGAAGAAATGACGGTAGAGCAAAAAATTAAAAAGATAGTAGACTCCATGGAGGGTGTAAGTTACCTTTTTGACAACTGGCAAACAGCCAATATAAGACTGGACAAGATTAAATTGCCGGCAGTGCTTAATCTCCTTCCTGTAAGCGGAACTTTTAATCTAGGTAGACAGCAGTTAAGAGACTGCCCTAACTGTATGATGGCATTCATGGATAAAACCAAGTTCGATTTTGATGGCACAGAAAATGATGCAGTGATAGAAGGATGCAAGAATAAAGCCAAAGAATTCATATTGCTATTGAACAGGAGTGGGATGTTCAAAGAAATATCAGGAGATATCCCTTATTCTGTTTTCTATGACAAGCTGGATGTTAATGTAACCGGAATAGTTATCCAACTTAAGTTAGAAGAGATAATGGGTACTGTTATTTGCAACAAGAGCGTGAAAGAGATTGTATATGGCAGCAGAAACTAAAGCCGGAACCCTAAGAATAATAGGTGAAGAGCTGGAAGCGTTACGCAAGCAAATTATAGCCAACCATGAAGCAGCCGGACAAGTAGCCAGTGGAAGGACAAAGGGCAGTCTGAAAGTAGAAATGTCGGAGGACGGAGGCGTTTTGTGGGGCAGGCAGGCATTCACTGTACTAGAAACCGGACGTGGACCAGGGAACGTTCCGAAAGGATTTTACAAGATTATCCGCCAATGGGTGGAAGATAAGGGTATACAAGTAAAGAAGCCCGATTCCTTCGCCTACCTTGTCGCTAGAAAGATAGCCAAGGAAGGAACGGAACTATACCGAAACAGAAAACATGAGGAAATCTATTCCCGTGATCTAGAAAATACCGTGGACAATATAGCTAGCAGGGTATCGGCTATATATGAAACAGAAGTTGAACATATAAATCTGAATTTCGACAATGAGAACACATACGATAGATAATACAACAATTGAATATCCTGACCAAATAGGATTCTGCTTTAATCCTGTGATAATAAATATCCTTGGCGGAAACTATCAATCTGTTACTGCAACGGTAACGGACACCACCACAGCCACATCAGACAGAGAGAACAGAGCGACGTTCGGTGGTTCCTGCTTCTTTGACCTATCATTCTATACGCAGAGCTATTTTGACGAATACAGAGAAGTCGATTACAAGTCAACTCACGCCGAAGATAGTAAGTTAGGACGTCTGTTTAGCATAGAGCTTGATATGTATAACGAATCAGGAACACTTGAAAACAGCTTCCAGTTCAACGTATTCATATTGTGGGGAGCCAGTAAGGTTGGAGAGCAGTATAATGGAAGCCGAGTGCTGACATGGTTCAAAAACTACCCATTCTCTGTAGGCTTATACTCTGCAACATCAGGGAATGTAAAAGTAACTATAGATGGTTCCGAAAACTCCCCTATCGCATTATCAGGACAGAATGCATGGAATATCATTCTTGCTGGAATAGATGCTTCAGACAGGGTGGAATTTTATCTACCTGGAAGTAATACGGCAGCATCTGTTTTTGACCACACCTTTGATTTCACCTTCCGAGGGCTGCTCAATATGGCCACAAAGATCACTTGTAAGGTTGACAATTCAGACTGTGGAATATACTTGAGATGGATCAACCGCCATGGAATGTGGTGTTACTGGCTATTCATGCAAGGAGACGAGACTTCGCAGGTATCCAATGACGGAGAGTTCATCAGAAACAATATGCAGGATTACAGTTACAAGAACGGATACCATGGAGGTAGCGGACGAAAGCAAAGGAAAATGGAAGAAACGACACTTCCCGTATGCGCTCCATTAATAGACAGCATAACTTATGACTTCCTTTACCAAATGGCCACATCTCCTGTTGTTGATATGTTCATGGGCTATGATGATAACGGTAACGCCAGATGGATGGCCGTAAATGTGTCTGTGGGAAATTTCGTCAAACAGCGGGTATCACTGCAAGACTTTGAAGCGAACATTATATTACCTGAAACTAACGTGCAGAGCTTATGACAGAACAACTACTATTCATAGATAACAAAGCAATGGATATTAATGAAAGTACCAATATCACATTGAATTTTAGAAGTAATATTTTTAGCGATGTAAGCAAGATCACAAGCAACAACACATACTCCATCAAGCTACCTTTGACAGTCAACAACTGTCATGTGATTAATTATGCGCATCTCCCATCCCATTCAGCACAATATGCTCGTATCAACCACAAAGGACGCTATTTGCGCAATGGGATTGAAATCATACCGGACGCCAGCGTCATTCTTATAGAAATATCCGAAACCATAGATATAGCCATGACATGGGGCAATGTTTCTAAATTTGCAGAAATTGTAAATGACAACAAGACATTGCAGGATTTATCGTACGGCAGGACAGAAAACGAAGATTACATCATTTGGAAGAAAGGAGACAATTCGCCCCGAATACCTAAAATTGATTATGGCTTTAAAAATGATGAGCCGGCTGCCTGGTATCACCCTGTGGTTACAGCTATGTGGGTTTTGAACAAAATAGAAGCTGATGCCGATATCACCTTTAAATTCCAAGAACAACACTACGAACTGTTGAAAACTTTAGTTATTCCATTGCTTTCAAGAAATAGCGCACCAAAAGAAATCGAAGCTCGCACTACAACTTTAACAAATGACGGAATATCTCCATATAATATTCCAGGAGGATGGATTCTCAAAATATTCCAATTTGTGGAAAGTGGATCTGACTATTATGTGGCTATAACAAAAGATTCGTCAGGCAAAGTAATCGGATTCAAGCCGCAGAAAGAGAACGTACCCCTTAGAATTATTGGAACTATCAATATAATAGTCAATACTAGCCAGGAACCGCAAAGTTCAGGTGAATATGGTGTTTCTTTCGATATACGGAACAAAGAATCCATAACCAGCAAGTTGAAATTCAGGTGTAATCCGAGTATATCCTTATTACAAGAAAATCAATACAGGTATTCTTTCGCTATAGATGGGGAGTTTAATCCAGGAGATACAGAGGAACTCAGCGCTATACTGTACGATCCTTATGCAGAATTGGGGAATTATACAATAGAAGAAGGAAGCTATGTCAAAATAACGATGCGAGATACTGTCTATTTGAAAGACACTGATGAAGCAAACTCCCGATTCTATTATGTTCCAAACCTACCTGATATAAAACAGATAGACTTTATCAAAGCTATAGCATCTATTTGTGGAACTTTTGCCATTCCCGGCAATGGAAATATCGTAAGCTTCGTTCCTATTGATACCATCATAGAAAATAAGACCAAAGCTCTGAACTGGACCAAAAGAGTTATCGCCTCATATAGTGCAAACCGTCCTAAAAATATATCTTTCAAAATTGACGGATTCTCTCAAAGGAATGTATACAAATGGAAAAATGACGACAAAAACAAATACAATGGAATCATATACGTTGACGATAAGACTTTGGAATATGAACAGGAAACGCTGACATTGCCTTTCGCAGCGTCTGAAATGAAAGGTGGAATCGCAACTATCCCGATATATTCCTATACATCTGACGGAGCTTTACAATATAACGAAAGTACAGATCCCAGACTACTGGTCCTAAAGAACGACAATACAGCAACTTTTGACGGTCTGGACTGGAACACTATTATTGAAAACAACTACAAATCTTATCAGAAATATATCAGAGAACCTAAGATTATTACCGAGCTGGTAGAAATCAGAGATCATGAATTACGAAACTTGGATATGTCTGTACCTGTTTATCTGGCCCAATATGGAAAATATTACGCAGTCATATCAATAAAAGCAGAGAAAACAGGTATTTGCGAATGTAAACTTTTTCAATTGGATTAATTATGGCAGACAAAGTAGAAAAGATACTTGATATCAAAGTGAATTATAATGAGGCTATCAAAGCTATAGCCGAGTATCAGACAAAAATCGACAAAGCCAAAGAAGCAGAGGCGAAACTGAAGGAACAGTTAAAGGCTGGAGACATAAAAAGGCAGCAGTACAATGAAGAAATGGCGGCATCTAAAGCCTATATCAACGACTGTAATGATTCGATACGTGTTATAACGAAAACAATGCAAAATCAGCTCAAGCAGGAGAAGGCACAAGAAAACAGCCTTGTTTCTCTCCGTGCCAAACTGTCAAACCTAACGGCTGAATACGATGCTTTATCCGAAGCGGAACGTAAAGGTGCTAGCGGCAGAGAATTGAAAAATAAGATTAATGAGGTTACTGATGCTCTAAAGGGCGCTGAAGAAGAGACACAGCGGTATTACCGAAATGTTGGCAATTACAAGGAAGCTATAATGGAAGCCGCCAATGCCAATATCCCGTTCGTGCAGCAGATAAATGTAATGGTGACCTCCTTGGGTGGAGTAAGAAATTATTTGTCTGGAGTAAAAACAGAAATGCTTACTGTTTCGACCACCACAACCGGCTGGATTAAAGTTTTGAAACTGTTGAAAGTTGCTCTACCTGGAACTGGTATTGGAGTATTAATTGTAGCTTTAGGATCTTTGGTATCATGGTTCACCAAAACACAGAAGGGCGTGGAAGCAGCCAATAAAATAATGGGGGCTCTGGGTGCCACTGTAAATGTCTTAATAGACCGGGCAGGCAAGTTGGGAAGTGCTTTAGTGAATCTGTTTACCGGGAACTTCAAACAGGCGGGGAATGATGCCAAATCCATATTCGCTGGTATCGGTGATGAAATAGTCAATGAAACCAAACAAGCGTGGAAGCTGGCAGAAGTCTTGAATGAGATAGACAAGAGGGAAGTCATGCTGTCCATGTCACGTGCCTCTAACCGAGCTGAAATTGAGAAGCTGAAAAAAGCTGCAGATGACCAAACCCTATCCACACAGGAACGTATTAAAGCTGCGGAAAAAGCTGCGGAAATTGAGAAGAAGGACCTTGCCGTACAGACAGAACTAGCAGAAGCAAGACTGGCTAACACCCTTGGATTTACCGAGATGAACAATGAAGTACGCAAGTTGATGGAGCAGATTAAAGCTGGTGATATTACAGCCGATGAAGTAATAGGAAAACTTGGATTATCAGATAGTACGATAGAAGACCTTAAAGTGTTCCGTGACCAATTCAACGAACTTCAGGAGCTAATGGAAGATAGTTACGGCCGTCAGACAGAGCAGCAAAACACCCTAAACTCTATCCGCCAGGAAGGTGCAGACAAAGCAAAGGAAGCAAAGCAAACAGAACTGGAAGCAGTAAGGGCAGCAGAAGATGCTATGCTTGCCTTAGTGAAAGACAAGAGAGAACAAGCACGGAAAGAGATTGAATTGAACTATTCCCGGCAGATTGAGGATTTGCAAATCAGTTTAAAGCAAGAAGAGAACCTTACCGCTAAGGCTCGTGAAGCCATCAACGCCAAAATAAAGGCTTTGCTGCAACAAAAATCTATGGAGCTTAGCAAGTTGTCCGATGAGGAGCTGAAAAAAGAACTGGAGAACCGTTTAAAAATGATATCCCTGCAATTGGAATCGGTCAAGGAAGGCAGCGAGCAGGAGTATCAGTTAAAGATACAACAATTACAAGCACAACAAGAGGCGGAACTTACCAGCACAGAACAAACCGAAGAAATGAAACTGGCCATTAAAGCAAAGTACAATACCAAGATAGACGAACTGGCAACAGTTCATGAGCAGGATATTATCAACAAGCAACAGGAAGCCATGCGCATACGCTTTGAAACGGAAATCGCACAAGCATATGATAACGAAGAGGAAATTCTTCGTATAAGGATGGAACAAAAGAAAGCCGAGCTCGATAGTCTGCAGCAAATGGAAGGTGAAAGTATAGAAGCATTCAATCTTCGCAAGCTGGAAGCACAGAATGCTTATCTGGAATCCAAAAAAGAACTGAGCGATAAGGAGATTGAAATAGAACAAGCTAAATATGAAGCAATGGAACAGGTGACAAATGGCCTTGTAGCTCTCACAGAACAAATTGGGGAGTCTGACAGAGGATTTGCTATGGCAAGCAAAATGTTGGCTTTGGCAGAGATCGCCATCAATTCAGGTAAGGCGATCGCAAAAATGGTATCCGCTGAATCAGGGAAAGGTATTCTTGGTATAGCTACAATGGCATCAGGTATTGCAACAATCCTTTCTAACATTGCAAATGCTGTTAAGATAGTAAAAAGTGCTAAATTTGCAGAAGGTGGTTTGGTTACAGGACCGGGGACAGGAACGAGCGACAGTATTCCGGCACAGTTGTCGAATGGAGAATCCGTTATAACCGCCAAAGCTACGTCCATGTTCGCCCCTATCCTATCATCCTTCAATATGATGGGTGGAGGTGTACCAATTAATGTAACAGCAACGAATAATCAAACTTTAGGCGAAGATATGCTGGCCAGAGCAGTCGCCAAAGGAATGATGATGGCTCCTGCCCCTGTCGTTTCTGTAGAAGAGTTTACTTCAGTTGCGAATAGAATTAAATACATAGAAGAAAGCGGTAGTTTATGAAAGCATACGAACTATTATATATAAACAGGAACACTCTTAGGATAATGTCTGAAATGTCATTAGATGCATCAGATATTAAATACCTAGAAATGTATAAAGACTACACCCGTCTTACGGCTGAAGGTCATAAAAAGGCATATATCATGCAGTACCTGGCAGATGAATACAGCATTTCAGAAAGGACCATCTATAGAGTCATTGACAGGTTGTCCGTTGACGTTTCAATTCAATAAGGGGGAAGAATAATCTTCCCCCTATTTTTTTACTGACAAAGCGTGTCAGTGCTATTATGTTCTGAAATTCTTATAGCCATATACCGTTTTTTACCTTTGCTTCAAAATAGATTATATATGGCGAAATTATACATCAACAAAGATATTGTTGCGGATAAAGACAAAATGGAAAATTGGTATCTAACTGGTGAAGAGGGATTGTCTTTTCCCGATATTCAAAATTTCCTATCTTGGATAGATCCGAATGACCACGTTATTGATATTGAGATACATTCATGCGGTGGTGATGCCGTTGAAGGGTATGCCATTTATGACGCCTTACGTGCTTCAGGAAAGCAAATCAGCTGTACTGCAGTAGGACGATGTGCATCCATGGCAACCGTGATATTATTGGCCGCTGCAAAAGAAAGACGTTTTGCTTATCCACATGCAAAGTTTCTTATTCACAAGCCTTATATGGCTTCATACGATGGAGACCTTGATCTTGAAACCCTAGAATCAATAAAATCAAACTTGGAGAGTGAAAAAAACAAGATGCTAGCTTTGTATGTAGAACGCACAGGATCGGAAGCCTCAGTTATCGAAGCCCAAATGAATAAAGCCGGTTGGTTTGGTGGTGAAACAGCCAAACAATTAGGTTTTATCACGACCGTTCTTATGCCTACAACTGCCAAAGGGAGAACTTACACATTTAATAACAAAAAAATGAACAAAGAAAAAGAAGTAACAGTGAAGCAGACTATCATAGACAGGCTGCTGGCCAAATGCGGCTATCAAAAAATTGAAGACGTACAGGTCGTATCTATGGAATTGACAAATGCCGAAGGTAACACGCTTACCGTGGAAAGAGATGAAGGTGAACCCCAAGTAGGAGATACAGCAAGTCCCGATGGCGAACATGTCATGCCTGACGGAAAGACTATCATTGTGACAGATGGCGTTATTACAGAAATTAAAGATCCTGATGAATTGGAAGAGGATGAAGTGAAAGCTTTAAAAGCCCGTATAGAAGAGTTGGAAACTGAGAATGCTTCTCTAAAGACGAATGCCCGTACCATTGAGGACAACAAGATTCTGAACGCAGTCCGTATGGCCGGGGGCGAAAACTGGCTGGCAAAACATTGTAGTACTTATAAAGTGTCAGCTCGTACCCAAACGTTCAACAAGGGTATAAAAGGAGTAGAAGAAAATGAAACGCCTATTCAGAGAAAACTTCGTGAAGAAAGAGAAAAAAGAAACAACAAGTAATAAAAGGAGGGGAAATGCCTATTTTAGATTTTGACAAACTTACACCTGATAATCAGGCTGTAAAAGACTTGAAAGACCTTATTCAGTTAACAGTCTTTCAAAACGAGGACATGGAGCGTTTTATGACGTTTATGCCCAATGTGACTAACGGTAAAAAAGCAGGTTTTATCGGTGAAATGGAAGATATCGGAGTAGCCGGCTCCGGATGCGACCCTGAATATAAAAAAGTGGCTATCGCTGCCGCCCAAAAGGAATGGGAAATCGGGGATTGGCAAATTCCTTTGGAAATGTGCTATACAGATTTGGAAAACACCATTGCCAAGTACTGCCTTAAAACGGGAACAAATATAGGAGACCTGACATCGACCGAATATATGGACGGTATTGTACTGCCGAAGCTGTCTGAAGCTATGATGAAAATGATGTGGCGTTTTACATGGTTTGGAGATAAATCAGCAGCGTCTGTCACTGGAGGTGGTCAAATCACTGACGGAGTAAACATCGAACTATTTAAAACATGTGACGGTTTTTTCAAACGTCTGTTTGCCATCTGTACCAACAATACCGAACAGCACACTGAAATTGCAGCCAACGCAGAAGAATCATATGCATTACAAAAATCAAAGATGAAAGAAACAGGCATTGCCACATCAATATTCGATGCGATGTTGCAAGATGCCGACAGCCGGATTTTCCAAAAAGACGGATGCGCAATTTTCGCCACCAAGTCAATGTGCGATGCTCTGACTCACGATATGAAAGAAAAGTACAAGGTAATCATGCCCTGGGAAGTTGTATTTGACGGTGTAGAGGTCAGCAAATACGATGGAACAACCATCGTTAAATGTTCCATTTGGGATAGATTTATTCAAGCCTATCAGAACAACAAAACCAAACTTAACTTACCGCATCGTGCTGTTTTATGTTCTCCTGAGAACTTGATGTATGGATGTGAGGGCACCGAACCGATGTCGGACTTGGATATCTGGTTTGATAAGAAAGCCCGCAAGAACTACATTTATTCAACAGGAAAATTAGGCTCCATGATTGGCGAAGATGAGTTGGTACAGGTAGCATACTAACGAAAAAGAGCAAATATGGCAATATGTGATATAACAATCAAAAAGGACATCGCACCATCGTGCGATGATCCTATCGTTCCCGGGCTGGAACAGGAAGGTGTGATAATGAATCGCGCAGACGTGGATTTCGGTGCGGTTACATTCAACGCAACCCGTAAGAATGTGATCGAAACTCTTGCACTGAAAACAGGTAAAAAAGGTTACAAGGTACAGGTATTCGGTGCAACCCCCTTTACTGGTACCAATACAACCTTGGCAACAGGAACCTATCGTAACACGTTTACTAACATAGTGAACATGGTTGTATTAGCAAATGACCCCGATGTATGCAATGACATTATTGACGGGCTTGCTAACGGTGATTTTGTCGTTGTATTGGAAAATAAAGCCAAAGGGTTAAATAAAACCGAAAATCCGGGAGATTCAGCTTTCCAGGTTTACGGTTACTACCAAGGTTTGAAAGCCGCAGAGATCGGCAATGACAAGTATTCCGAAGAAACGGAAGGGGGATGGAATATCTCTTTGCAAGAAACCAAAGTTCCCAAATCAGCATTATTCTTGTACAAAACATCTTACGATGCGACAAAAACGCTTGTTGAAACACTGACAAAACCAACTGAATGATTATGGAGTTAGAAGAAGTGGTTGATAAATTAAAGGAGCTAGGAGAACTTCCCTCCTACTCCTCTTCTGATAAATCGGAGATAGAAAGATTGTACAAGGAAGTATTAGGAAAAGAATTCACCAAGACATCGTGTAACGACTGCTATCGCGATGCTGTAATCGAAATGACTGTTTACATCAAAAAGAATAACCGTATGAAAGAAAAATGTAATTATATATTAAAGAATGGTGTCCTGCTTCAACCGGAGTTCGGAAGCAATAAAATGTACACTAATGACAACCTCACTGATGAAGTTGCTGAAAAGTACCTTGCCAAAAATCCAAAAGGTGAAATTTATTTCGCCCATATACCTACGGACTGGAAAGAACGTGTTAACAAATGTGGATACAATCAAAGCCTGCTTGATTCAATGGTAGAATCATTACAAGACGGAGTTTCTGAAGAATCCGTGGCTGACACGTTGAAAGATTTCCAAATCAACGGCAAGAAAATCAGTAAAAAAGTTCTGAATCTGCATCTAAGCAAGGCCATTGAAATTGTGAACGCAATGAATGGAGAAGGCGAAGATAAAGTTGAATAAAAGAAATAAAGGACGAACGTAAACCTCGCGAATATGAGAGTAAGAGATTTAAAAAAGAAAAGCAGTAACCGCATTGATACAAGCTATTTACAAAATCTAGGAATTCAAGCCTACGGACAGGACAACCTATATCCGCAGACATTAAAGAATATCATTGCTGCAAGCTCTACTGCATCTGAATGCTCAGACCGTTTCGCTGACTTCATTGAAGGAAACGGATTCCGTGAGGTTGCTTTTTCCAAATATGTAGTCAATCGAAAAGGTGACACATTGGATGATGTGCACATGTTACTATGCAAAGACATGTCCGAACTCAATGGAATAGCAATCCATGTTAACTACAATGTTTTCTGTGAGATAGTGGAGATGCAGCACGTACCATTTGAAAATTGCCGTCTGACAGAAGAAGATGAAAACGGTTATGTGGCAAAAATAGCAGTACATCCAGACTGGAGCGGAAAGAAGACACGTAAAGGGAAAGCTCTGCAGGTCAAGAAAGAAAACATCGACTATATAGATGTTTTTAACCCTCAAAAAGATGTGATACTGGCTCAAATAGAAGCAGCCGGAGGCATTGAATACTACAAAGGTCAAATCCTATGGGTGTCAATGGCCGGGAAAAATACTTATCCTGTCGGGAAAGGTGACCGGGTGGCTACAGAAATGAGTACCGATGAAGGGCTGTCCAATGTCAAGTACAGAAATGTACGAAATAATTTCTTCCCTGGCGCTATGGTATTCACCAAAAAGGGATCGAACATAACCTTTGACGAAGAAGGCAACGAAGTGAAAGATACAGACGATGACGACAGTTTCTCAAATACACTCATCCAGTTGCAAGGTGATACGAATGCAGGAAAGATTATGGAAGTTACTTTAGAAAGCGATGAGGAAAAACCTGAAATAATAAATCTGAACTCACAAAATTACGACAAAGAATTTACCGTTACTGACGCAAGTGTGGTTGAACGTATTTATTCAGCTTATGGCCAAGAGCCATGGTATTGCATCCGTATTGGTAAAGTCGGATTCTCAGGCGATATTTTGGAAGATGCTTTCGAGTATTACAATTCTATCGTAAGCAAGCAACAACGCTTAATAGAGCGTACCTTTAGCCGTATATTCAGCTATTGGTATGAAGTAGTCAACCCCTCTAATGATTATAGTGTGGAACCATTAAAGTATGTACGAAATGCAGCAGTATCTAATAACAACAGATGAGGTATCGGCTTTGTCTCGCGGAATGTCTGTACATCTCGATCCTGACAAGATAGAAACCTACATCCGTGAGTCGGAGAATATCTACATCAAATCAGCGTTGGGAGACGAACTGTTCCTTGACGTGAAAAAAAATCCTGAAAAATACCAGCTACTGCTTGACGGAGGTACTTATGAAACTAAATGTAAAAAGAAGATAATCATCACTGGACTTCGCGTAGCTTTGGCTTATTATACCTATGCCTGTATTGTCAAAAATGGAGATGGAAATGTATCCCGTTTCGGCTTCGTGAACAAGGAAGGTGAATATAGCAGTCATACAGTATTCAAGGAAAAGATGATGGTGTATAGCGATGCATGTAGTATAGCTGACCGCTACCTGAAAGAATGCGTGCTTTACCTAAAAGAATGCGGTATGCCACTTTATAACGGTGAAGGGAAATTAAAATCTAATAGAACTGTTTTTCGTGTAATAGGAGAATGAGCGATTCTGTTGACATATTAAAGAAACTGGCTCTTCAAGTAAGAAACGCATCTACAGAAGGAGAGAATACAGCTGAAAGAATTGGGCGCATATTTATCGGGATTCTAGAAAACATGGATAATTCTGATATAGAAAAGCTCACCAAATACTTTTTGCGCAAAGACAAGGAGGATTCTACAAATTTTCTTTTATCATTACTGGGCGGAACTGTCATTAAGAAATATGCCAAGTTCGGTGATTTCGTTACCGGCGTATTAGGTGGATACATAGACGAAAAGGGCAATCTTGAAATGGAAAGCGGTGTATTTCGTAAGCGTTTGTTTGTTCCTGAAATAGCTTATAACCGTACAACCTATTTCAAAGGACGTATGGTAAACTCCCCCGGTGGTGGTTGTACCGTATTGTCATACGTGGATAACGGCGATGGAACCTACACCATCACTCCCGATCTGACAGATGCGGACGGATTGAGCCAGTTTGTTGATGACATCCTTACCACCTATTTTGTGACTAAAAATAGCGAAGGCAAGCTGAACGGCTTTGAAGAAATGAAATTCCGGGTGACTGCCGCAGATTATACAGCCAAGAAGTTTACTGTCATTCCCCGTCCGGGGCATTCTGACTGGAAACCTGCCGAACAGATGGTATTGGCACAAACAGGTAACTTTACGGACCCGGAACGTCAGACTTACATACTTATTGATTCAGTCAACGGAAACAACTGTATTACATTCTTTGACAATGCCAACACTTGGGACCCGGAGCCGGCGCAGATGCCTGCGTGGTTCGGCAAGAAAAAGGGCATGACCGTTAACGGAATTGATTGCGAGAAATATTCAGCCGTGTTGCAACAGGTCCTTTTGACTGGGCTTATCTTCCAGATAGATGAGATAACGGGAAACAAGGTTCGTGTACCTTTGGACAAGGGTGAATGGGTTGCAGGTAAGTACGCCTACTATGACCGGGTGTCACATAACGGGGCTTTGTGGTTGTGTGTTGATGATAACGGAACGACAACAGAACCTTCTGATGATAATCCGGCATGGTTGAAACAAGTGGCGGAAGGGCAAAAAGGTGAACCGGGTCTGTCTGTAATAGGTGGCGGTCATTGGGAATCCTCTAAGACCCCATACGAGGTCAATACCATGGTCACTTTGGCGGGCTGTGTTTTTATCTCCAAGGTGAAAACATCCAATCCTCCGATTAAAATTGCAAGGTTCAGGAACGGCAATTATCGAAAGAAAAAGGATGGCGGTTATATCCTTGCCGGGAAGTCAACCGACTGGACCGTGCATGAAGACTGGGAGATGCTGCTGGACGGTCGTGAACTTAAAGGTGAGAGCATCACCTTCTTGGGTGAGTTCGCATCCCATCCGTCCAATCCCAAGGAGGGTGACAGCTACCGAAATACGGCTGACCATTGTACTTACATATACCGGAATGGTTTGTGGATGGTCATGGTCAAAGACGGAACTGACGGTAAGGACGGCAAAGGTTACGAGTGGATCTACACCCGTACCAACATCATCGGCCTTACCCCTGACAAGCCGGAATCGAAGCAGCAGGATGATTATATACCGGAAGGCTGGACAGATGATTTTCTTGGCGTGGATGCAGACCATCAGGTGGAATGGGCGTGCAAACGTGTGAAGCGTGATGGAGTATGGAGTGAATGGAGCACTCCGGCCCCTGTGCACCGTTGGAGTAAGGACGGGGAGTCGAATGTCATGGCAGACCTTGACAATGAGATGGTGAGCGTCGCTCTTACCAGTACCGGCGTTACTACTTCCGCACAGTCATGGACTACCCATGTGTCCATATGGTACGGTACCGAGAAACTCACCCTTGAATCTTTGACAGTCAGCACGCCTGCCGGTTTCACGGCAAGCACAAGCAAGGCCACCGGAGCGGTGGCGATATCCGTCGCTGCCGGAAAGTCGGTTCCGGAACAGAATACGGTCACCATCACACTGGCTGCAATGAAGAACGGGCAGCTCTATACCCGTGAACTGACTTTCAAGATAACCGGTGTCCGTGGCGGGACGGACGGTTCCGATGCGGTAATTTATAGCCTTGTCACTTCGGCCACGATGGTCAGCAAGAACAAGAACGGCGGTTACAGTGTGGCTTCGGTATCCTGTCGGCGTATGAAGACAGTCGGTGCGGTCACTACGGCCACAACGGACGGGGAGTTGAAGTACAGTCGTGACGGTGCGGCCGAGGTTCCCATCGGTGATGGTGTCGGGGTGGCTTCCGGTAATTTTACCAGTAGCTTGAAGTTCGTGTTCTACGTGAACGGTCAGGCGGTTGATGTCGAGACTGTCCCGATGGTTGTGGACGGCAGTGACGGAAAGGATGGTGAGAGCATCACAGCCGCAGGTCATTGGGAGTCCGCCAACACTCCGTATGCGAAAAACAGCACAGTATCGTTTGCCGGAGGATCTTACTTAAGCAAGGTTGAAACCTCCAACCCTCCGATTAAAATCGCCAAGTTCAGAAACGGCAGACTCCGCAGGAAAAGAGACGGCGGATACATCCTCGCCGGCAGATCTGCGAACCGGACGGTACATGCGGACTGGCAGGAGATGATCGCACCCGTCGGACCGTCGGCATCCTACTGGCTGGACAGTCCTGTCAGCGTGATCAACTTCACTTCAACAGGCACGCCATCCCCGTCTGGATTCCTTGTCACTTGCAAACAGAATGTGGCAGGCAATGTAAGCACGTGCAGCACGCTTTATCTGGCAGCCCGTAAGTATAACGGAAGCTGGCTGGCTCATGTAGGTGCTACCCTAAGCAATCAGATATCCGTACCTGCGACAGCCGGATACACCCAGTTTGCCGTCCGGGCTTATAAATCAGCATCGGACGCGAACGCATGGAATAATAATTTTGTCGCTGAAAAAGGGGTGGGTGTAGCTAATGATGGTGCCATAGGAGCAACCGGAGCAACAGGGGCGTTTCCCCGTGACAGAGGTGTATTCGCATCAGGACAGACTTATGTCTGGAATGCGGATTACCGGGATAAGGTCATATATCTGATAGGGGGAGTTTATTATAATTTCCTTGTAAAGAATTACGGTGCTTCCGTTACCGATGCACCCACATCTGTCAACGGTGATTCCAATTGGGAAGCCATGCAGAAGTTTGTGAATATCGCTACTGACACCCTGTTTGCCGATGGTGCGAATGTAGCCGGATTTATGTTCAAAAACAATGTGCTTAAATCCCATGATGATGAAGGTGAAACTCTTCTTATCAATGGTGAAACCGGGTATTTTAAATGTAAGAATGCAGAGATTACTGGAACAATCACATCTACAAAAGGGAATATTGGTGGTTTTACCATATCATCTGCAAGTTTGGAGGCTGTTAGCGGAAATAATGCCATGCTCCTTTCCGCCAACTTGGTAAGATTTACCGGAAGTTATTCAAAGGTGTTCATGGGTGCTGAAACTATGCCTTCATCCAACGGCGGATCATTTTCAACCCCTGTACGTATTGAAGTGAACAGGAGCATTCAGTCAATGTCCTATGGCAATGCCGGAATGTATCTTTCCGTTGAAGGCTCACACGCTTATGATGATAACGACTATCAGTTCACTGGGAATCATGCCCTTTATATTTCTAAGGGGGATATTTGTGGATTCAGGTTAAGATTGCGCAGGATTAACAAAAGCACAACCTTGTCAGTGATGGACAGTGTTATCATGGCTGTAACGTCCGGTATCGCGTTAAGGCTACCATCCACCGCAGAGGACGGGCAATTTTACTGGATCAGAAATGTATCTAATGGTGATGTGACTGTTACCGGGACAAATCTGGTCGGTTGGAAATCCGGAGAGTTGAGTACTTCAATGACATTGATGAGTGCAAGTGCTACAGCAATATATTATGACAAATATAATAACAGGTGGTTTATGAACTGGATTGGTTTTTGGAATTAAAATTATAATGATTATGAAGATAAATTTTAAGCTGTTCCCCATGTTCACGGGGATAAACAAAAAAGAAATGGTTGCCTGTGATGTGACATACAGCCTGGCGAATAACCTTTATACCAAAGTGCCTGATAATATCGGAGCACATTGTCTTGCTGAGAAGATCTATAATATGGGAGGCAATGTGGACTTGAACGATCAGGAAGTTGAAATAATCCGCTTCGCTTATCCAGTCTTTACAGGTGCGTTTGCAGATTCGTTTGAGCATTATTTGAAAACATATAAGGAGAAGGAGGAACAACATGAAAAAGGTATATTGTAACAACCATCTGGCAAAGGTGCTGCTTGCGTTCAGTTCTTGCCATACGATAACAATCGGTCCGTTTGTTTTAAGCAAGCGACCGGAAGAGAAAATCACTCAGAAAGTGAGAAACCATGAGTGTACCCACGCCCGTCAATGGGTTGAGATGGCAGTTGCCACCGGTACAGTTATCTGGATCTTGCTGTTGTGTTTTGACCTTTCCGCCTGGTGGCTGGTACTGGCCGGGCTGGCATTCTATCTCTGGTATGGTGTGGAGTGGCTGGTCAGGGCGGTACGGTTGAAGGATGCCGGCAGGGCGTATAAGACGGTATCATTTGAGAGGGAGGCATATTCCAACGAGGATGATCCGAATTATATTGAGAACAGTAATTATTTTGCATGGGTGAAGTATTTGTTTTAATTTTAAAATTTGCATTATGGACTTGAATAATATAGTTGGCTTTAAAGCTGTGGATAAAAACGGCAACGAACGACAGATGACCGTCGATGAGATGACAGAATTAGTTTCCGCACGGATTGTTTCCGCTGCATCAGAAATATCAACATTTGCTGCCGCTGCGGCAGCCGGAACAGATGAGTTTGAGGACCAGTTGCCCCAGTCCGACACCTTCTCTTGGCTCCGTACTTTGGACGGTTCCAAGAACCCAACTTTAACATCTTCTTCGGCTGCCGCGAAAGTCCTGGGAGGACTTCTGCCGATTGCTAATGACGAGAGGGATGGATTGATTAGTAAAAATTGGTTTATTTCTAGAGAGGTCTTGAATATAGAATCGTATGAAGATACCACCATATTAGACGACCTAGAAAAATGTGGTTTTTATTCCATTGTACCAGAAATTGGATCATGGGGTACTCTTTTAATCTTTTATAATGGTTCTGGAGGAAGGGGCGGGTGTGTACAAATATTATGTACCATTGATGATATTACTCCCAATTATCAGATTAGAATGAAAAGAGGAAACGATGCTCGTAATTGGACTTCTTGGAAAAAAATTGTGATAGAATAATGCCATTTTTCAGACCTGGGAGGACTGATGAAGTTTTTCCCGATAAAAGGGGGTATAGAGCCCGGTACTGATTTAAATACGATTGGCGGAGCTGGAATATATAATCTTAGTGGGGAATATGCCAATGCGCCATTTTCGCAATCATGGGGTAATCTGATTGTATTGTCCGATGGTAGTAAAACTCAAATAGTTACAGAGTATACAGGATCAACTTTTTCTATTTTTGCAAGAGGAGATAATAGTAGAAAATGGTATAAAGTCAATCTTACAAAAGATATTTGATTACTACTATTCGTACAAACGAACTTGCAAAACGGTAGCACTGGGAG